ATGTTTGTAATTGAATTTTGAGCATTTTCATTTGAAAACCGAATGTCTGTTTTTACTCTGCCTAGCATTATGCTATCCTGTGTAATGTTTGCGTTAGGCTTTATGTCTTCTTTCCAAGCTGTTCCTGCTGAATTAAAATTACAGGCAATTGTTCTATCGTGAATCCAAGTTTTTTGAACATTTCCATATGCTCCTTGGTCAACAATTGGGTAGTATACGTCTGCAAGCATTGGAAAAATAATTGACGTATTTTCGCAGGTAGCCATTATAAGACTCCAAGTCTAGTAATAGACTTAGCATACTTTGAAAGTATCTTGTCTACTATGATGTTTCCTGTTCCCTCGAATACCCTGCTATCAAACTGTAGTCTAAACTGGTCTGTGTTATAGGCAGAAATATATCTTTGGTAGTAGTCATTTCTGCCACACTTAATATCGTCAATAAGCAGAGTTGCTGCTCTAACGACGTCTGAGGGCACTGTAGGGTATCCCACCTCTAAAACAAACTTGTAGTCGTATCCATTAGGAAAGCCCCGCAGAGGCGGCAGAACGGTGTCTACAAGGTCTGAGGCTGCTGCTGGCAAAATTAATAGAGCCTGCTCATTACGATTAACTCCGTCAAGAACTGTTTCTGTTATTGCAGTTTTATCTCTAGTTATTTCATAAGTACGATCTTCAACTAAAACATTATTTTCATAGACGGATAAAATTCTTTTTGCTTCCCACCACAAGGGGATGTAGTCTGCCCCGAGACCAACAACTTCCAGGGTTCTTTTTTTGTAGTAAAATCCTTCTGGAATAACAGAGTCAAGAATTGCTCTTGCAATTTCTTCATACTTAGTATATTCCGCAATTTCTGAGGCGGTTGTGCCCAAGGTATCTGGATTGACATATGGTCTACGTATCTCATATGTTTCATCGTGAATGACATCACCAGATGCATCTGTAATTACAACACGATAGTCTGTATCATATTTACCAGATAGACCTATTGTCCAAACATAGTTTGCATTGTCTGTTACGGTTTTTGTTGTAAAAGAAAGGTCCGCTAGATCAGTAATCGTTGCCACAAAAGCCTCATTTAAAACATAAGCAGCTGGAATTGTAAATGTAATATTTACGTCTTGATATGGCAGAACCCTTAAAATTTCCATTAAATTCCGTACTCTCCAGCAACTTCTTCTGGAGTTGCAATTCTAATGTGGTCACGTTCTGCCCATTTTTCTGCGGCTTGCTTAGTGACAATATTATACCCCTTAGAAACCTGACCAACTCCAGACCAAGTAACATTTTTTGTAGAGTATACGGCTACGCTTTCTTTTTCAATAACTGGCTCTTGCTTGGCAGTTTCTTTTCTATCCGCACTACCAGAACCAATAACATTATCGTCGTTTGATACAACTGATGGGTTAGGGCTTGTGGCCAGCTTGTCAAAGGAAATTACGTTATTGATTTCTGACTCTTTAGACTCTTCAATATGTTTATTTTTAAGCTCTTCTACTGCTTCTTTGTATTTTTCAACAAGTGGGTGTGGAATTAGTGATTCGCCATCTTGTAGTTGGGCAGGAGCTACATCTATATTTTTTTCTGACACTTAAGTCTCCTTCTTTATCTTTTAATTATAACAGATATTAAAAAAGGGAGCAGGAGATTTTACTCACCTGCCCCCTTTAATAGGTTGCGTTAGACTTTAGGAATCGCTAGAGTTTGAGTCAGCGAACGCAATTGCGTCCTCTTCCTCCCACTGAATACCAAAACGTACGAATACGGTGTATTCAATAGTGTCCTTCTTAGGAACATACTGGCGGTTCACTGTGATGTCTCTCTGGAAACCCCATACACGGTTCTGTGGGAATGTAAGGTCTACATATCCTGCAGGGTAGTAAGGAACTTCCTGAACATCAATGCCTAGAACACGAGTAGTGCGAGCACCACCGAATGTCTGGCCCTGGCCGTCAAGGTAAGCCTGGGTATTAGCCTGGGTATTACCGTTCTGACCTAGTGCCTCAGCAATTGCATCTGATAGGGTACCGTTGTTCTTAACAATTCCCTGGAATGCGTCTGTACCAGCATAGAACTTAAGATTGCTCTTAAGTGCACGGTACTTCCTTGGCAATGCAAGAATAATCTTCTGCATTACGTCTGGTGTCCATGCGTTGTCCGCAACTGTTACAACTGCTTCGTGTGCGTCTCCAGTAGTAGCCTTGTTAACAAATCCGTCCATGATGGATAGGAATGCGTCTGAGCCAGTGCCAGTACCGTTGATAGCTAGATCTTCGATGTCATTTGCAAATGCATTTGTCATCAAGCGAACTAGGTGATCTTCGAGAGCACCTCCTTCAACGTTGTCTTCTAGTGCTTCAGCTGAAACTTCCCAGTCCAGACGAATTTTCTTGGTAGAAAGTTCGACCTTTGAGAATGTTGCACCTGTGTTTGTGTATACGGCATCAGCCTGAGCTGCTGCACGAATTACACGTTCGCCTACGTTAACTTTTTCAAGTTCCATAGAGTTGGCTCGCATAGTTACACGACGACCATCTTTGGCGAGAATAGTAGCGTCCCATACGTAGTCAATAAAACGACGTGCCTGTTCAGGGCGTAGGATACCACTTGCCGCATCACCCGAAGGATTTACGGCATTTGGACCACTTGTTACTCCTAGTGTTGCTGTTGGGATGTTGCCCAGTGTGTCTGCACCTGGGTCAGTTACACCACCAATTCCTCCAGACGCAAATGCTCCTTGGCCATTGACCTCGTTAGCACCAGTACCTGGATAGTTTTTAATAATCTCTTCCGACATAATTGTCACCTCCTAGTGATTTTCTTTATTTGAATAGATCGGCAGTTTTGAGGAAACGTCCGCCCCATAGGGATTTCTGAACCTGTTGTGGTTCAGATTCCTGAACGATCTCGCCTAGATCGCCAGACTTGCGGAAAGCGGTATCTGCTTCTACTGCGTCTACCCTCTTTCCAAACTCATTAAACTGCCCCTTGGCCTCTGTTACCTCATTTTTTACAGAGTCAATTGACTTGTTTAGTGCAGATACCTGCTCGTGTAGAGCTTTTACGGTATTTGCTAGATCGCTAAAGGCTGATGTTAGAGTACCCTGAATTTCAGCAACTGCATCAGCAATTACTTCATTCGACTTAGATACCTGATCTACCTCTGTTACAGCTTCTGCCTTCATTTCATCCTTAGACTTCATTTCTTCGTCTTCGTCCATGTCGTCAGATTTCTTTTCCTCATCCATGTGTCCAGACTTAATTGCTTCGTCTTCGTCCATGTCGTCAGATTTCTTGTCTTCTTCAATAGAATAAGACTTCTCTGCTGTATCTTCAGTTGGGGCATCTGCCTCTGGAGCGACCTGTGATTCTTCTACTACCTCGTCAGACTTCTCAACGATGTCTTCTGTGATTGTTTTTTTACTCATAGGACTTACCTCCTTCTTAATCTCAATTGTATTAATGCCTTTAGCACTATCAACCAAGAACTTTATCATATCTGTTTTTTCGTTATCGTCTTTCTCAACGAAACCTATGTTCTGCATTGGAGCACCAGATGTTGGGCTTTGCTCTGCTTCATTTTCTGACAACATGACTATGCCAGATTCTGCGTCCCAAAAGACATTTTCAATTGGGGTGTCTAAGCTTTCGCCCTTAATCATATCTACTCCGTTAACTTTTTCGACGGATAAAACATTTGCAAACTGATTTGCTGGATTATCTACGAGAGACAATTCTACCAGATCATAGTCTTTAATTATTCGAATTTTTGAATCCATTTTTTCGTCATACCCGTCATCCCACTTGTTCATTTTTCCACCAATGGAAAAACCAGAAAGTGTGCCGTCCAAAACTTTTTCCCAGGTGTTCTGAGCACCCTTTGAAATATATGTTGAGACATAAACACCAGAATAGAACTTCTTGGCTTCTGGGTCAAAATACTTGTCTTCTTTAAAAGAGATCATCTTTCCAACTGCTGTTGGCTGGTGCATTTCTCTGATGTTGCCACTAAACTTGGAGAAGGCCTTTACGCTGGATTATGTTGT